AATAGTTAAACTATTATACGCAATTACATGGAAAGCGTAGAAAGACATATCGAACAAGATAAAAAAATACTAGATGACCCCACAGTTTCTGCACAAGCAAGAAGACATGTTGAGGATGAATTAGATGCCCTTAAGAGGTGGATAGAAACTCACCCTAATGATAATCATGACCCAACTTGTTTGGAACTATATTGCAATGATAATCCAGACGCCCTCGAATGTAGAATGTACGACGACTAATGAGTGAAGGAACTTTATTTAATCCAGGATTTTTAGGTGGTAGTTTCCTCTGGTGGGTAGGACAGATCGCTGATGACTCTACTTGGAGAGACAACATATCACCAGGAATTCATAAGAGTAAAGATTCAATTCCAGGGTGGGGAAGAAGATATAAAGTTCGTATCATAGGACTTCACGACCAGGGCGAAACAGTTATTCCCTCTGATCAACTGCCCTGGGCACAAATCATGTATCCTGTTACAGCAGGTGGAGGACAAACAAATTCTGGACAAACTCCAAATCTTCGTCAGGGAATGATGGTTTTTGGTTTCTTTCTGGACGGACAAGACCAACAAGTTCCAGTTATTATGGGAGTGCTTGGGAACAATGAGCAAACCGCACTCTCCACTAAAATTGGTGACAATCGTGTTACAAACGAAACTCCAGGGAGTCTTGCGACTAGTGGTTATGCTGAAGGGCAAGAACCAAAACCTAGAGAGACTAAAGAGAAAGTTCCAGATAAAGGGAAAGAGGTAGAGAAACCAAAACCAGCAGAACAATCAAAGGAATGTGCTGCGCCGCCACCTGGTGTAACATTAAATAAATTTGGACTAAGACCAGATTTACCATTATCAAAATCACAGTTTCAGGATCAACAAAGCGCAAGAGATGCTGCTGAGGCAAGAGGACTCACTGGAGCTGCGAGAGATGATTTTATCCAACAACAGGTCGCTGCGGGAATAAAAAATAGATGTGCTGAAGCAAACTCTCCAGGATCTCCAACTGTTCCAGGAGCAACGATTGAGGGCATCACTTCAGTTCACAAGATGAATGCCGCTCATGTGAAGATAGAGGATAAACTTAGAGAGAAAATTCCTCTAATGAAACCTGATGATAAGGTTGGATCAGCACTAAAAGCAATTCAAACAGTCATTGATAATATTACGCAGAAGATCGACAAATATATGAGAGCAATTAACTCTTATATTGAGGCAGTGTCTAACACTCTCTCTAATATAAAAGATCTCATTGCTTCAGCCGCTTGCGAGATTGCTAAGTATATGAAAATAATCTTTGATAAAATTATGGAATATGTCTTAAAATTGTTGAATAAGACATTGACGAAAGCGGTTTCTGCCATGCCATCTAGTCTAAGATACTTATTTGGTGATATGAAGGAAATACTTACTGAACTTATTCTCTGCCTTTATAATAAAATCACTGCTGCTTTATGTGGAATGATAGAGGGTCTACTTACCAAAGCAATCAATCCTGACGAATTACGAAAAAAGGCAGAGCAAGCGCGGCAAGATGGATCAACAGCATCACAATCAGCATCACCATCCGTCCCTATATGCTATGCCGAAGACTTAGTTGCTGACGCAATCTTTGCAAATAAAAATGCAATCAATGATGCTAACAATTCTATCGTTAAAAATATAAATGCCTTCTTTGATGATATTCAAGGTCAACTTGCTGGTGTAAGTGGATCACTCTCAGACATAACTGCCTCAATTGGAAACATTAGTGGAAGTATTTCAGCAGCGTTGAGTTTTGACAACTTAAAGTTAAATGCTTTGGGTTGTGAGTTATCACCAAATAAAGCAGTCTCAGATTTTTACACATTTGCAACAGGTGGAGCAGCGGCACCAGATAAACAAACACCTAGTGTGGAAGGTGTTGATAAGTCAGTTGCAGATAAAGTGCCTCCTGGAGCTCCAAGCGCAACTGAAGTTCCATATGCACAACCATCAAAAGCAACTAAAGATTTAAAGGTTGGGGTAGTCTAATGCAGAAACAAGAGCATCTGCAGCACAAGAAAGAGAGTTGGCAAAACAATCTTTAAATATTTTCTAATAAATATCACTATGAAGAAAAAAGATAAAAGCAACAACTAATGGCTGAATTTAATATTTTTGGACCGCCATCAAAAGATAGTGTAAGAGTTGGATATATATCAACTGATAGAGGATATATTGAGGGTGTAACCATATGTGAGGCAAACAAATATGCTCAAAAAAATCCAGGAACTCAATTCATATTTAAAACAAGAAATTTTATTAAGTATTTAAATATTAACGAGGTCAATAAACTCACACCCAATGATGCACTTGTAGGTGAAAAAACTTGCGAAGGTGTTGTAATTGAGAAAAAGTGTGGTCCAGCAGAGGCACTTTTCTATGGTGGCGGTGGAGTTGGTGTTGTAGGTAATCCTATCATTGGATCCGATGGAGCCGTGCTTGCTGTCGATTTAGTTGCTGGAGGTTTTGGATATCAATATCCACCGACTGTAGAGGTAAAAGATAGTTGTGGTATTGGTGCGGGTGCTGTTGTCACTGCTGTTCTTGGAAATATAGTTGAGACAGTAGAGGTTTATGATCAGGAGGGAGATTTTGAGGATTATAAATTTGATTTATGTCCTCCAGAAGCCGCAGGATATGGATTAAGATATGGTCCTGGTGGTGAAGTTCTTGGAAAATGGGATCCTACTTTGTATGCTAATCTAAGTAAAGATCCCATACAGAGAGAAATTAAAGAATATCAAGACTTCTTACAGCAGTTACAAAAACCTTGGTGGACAACAAGAAAAGAACCTCCATTAAGAGTTACATCTGCAAATAGAACAACCAGAATTAAACACGATGTTACTCACCCAGGCTGGAGTGACTTTTTAAATCAGTTTGCGATATCACCTGTTCCACCATCAAATGCTCCAGGTAGTGATTTTGCGGGACAAGAGTTTCAAATGGAATGGGAAGAGGAATTTCCATACACTGGTGAATATGTTTTTCGTGCTCAGGCAGATAATCTAGGCAGATTTTATCTTGACAATGAAAAACTAATTGAAACAACTCAATTTAAACAAGACAAAACACCAAAACTTGTAAAGAAAACTGTCACTGCTGGAGTTCATAGAATTCGAATTGACTTATATAATGAACCGCAATATGAAGTGGTTACAACACAACCTTCACCACCTCCACCTCCACCCCAACAATCTTTTAATCTTAAGACAGAATACACCGGAGTTAGAGATGTTCCTGTTACTTTTAAAGCAGGCATTTATAAGATAGATGCAGTCGTTACCAACAAAAGAAATCCGTCTGCAATTGCAATCGTTATAAAAAATAAAACAGATGGAAAAGTGGTTTTTGATAGTTTACAGAGTGTTCAAGCTGCAAGTCCAAAACTTTTACCCATGTCGCAGGACACTAAAGCGCATTTTGACCAGTTAAGAACTGCTGATGCAAATAAAGATGGATTTCTTGTAAAAAGTGGAGTTTTTCCAGAGAACGTTCAATCATTCTCAACAACCCCAATTGTGTGGGGTAATGTAACCTTTGATAAAGATGGTGATTATTTAATCTCTGTTTCTGTTGATGATAGTGTAGATATGACCATCTCTTTAATCAATGCACTCTCCACTGCAGCCCCACCTCCCCCACCTGCTCCAAAATCACAATCATCAACACAAACGGAAGGAACTCAAGTAAGAAAGATTTTTAATACAGTTGATTATATTGATAAAGCAGATAGAAAACTCTGGAGATTAGATCCAAGAGCAGGTAGAGATGCTGGATTCATAAACCAGTTTGGTATTCTTCCCTTTGATCCAAACTCAACTGAGGCACAGACAGAAAGTTTTGCTGGAACACATGTTATTCGTTGGGAATCAATAGATTTTCCAGTTGATGGTAACTATAATATTGAAGTTATGGTTGATGATGATGTGACGCTTTATATTGGTAATAGAGAAGGTGCTGGTAGAGTTGAAATTGGTAATGGACTTCGAGATATTAATGAAGGTGGTGATGAGGTTATTATTAAAAAGATAGGATACAGCAGTCCAGGAAAGAGCACGGGTAAAAGTTTAGAAACTAGATTTTTTAAAGCAGGAAAATATAGAATTAGAGCAGAGTTAGCACAGATTAATGTTGGACCACTGGCAAAAGGAAATCCAATGGCTCTTGCGGTGAATATTGAAGTATCTTTTACGCAGAAAAAAGTAATTTCTGCAAGATCTTGGAATCAAAATCCAATGGGAGCAACGCTTACGATTGATGCACCATTACCTCCAATTCCACAGGAACCAATCCCACTACAAGAGGGTAGATGTCCCAGAAATCCAATGTGGACTACACGTTTTCCAGGTGGGAGTGAGAAATGGTGGCCTGTTAACTACACAAATCCAAAAGGGGAGTCTTGGAGTGCTTTTACAAATAGATTTGCCATCTCACCTGTTCCACCATTATCAACTCCAGGAAGTGATTCTGGTGGAGTTGTGTACAGAAATTCCTGGAATGTAGACTTTCCCTATGATGGGTTCTATGCACTCAAGGCAACGGTCGATAATGCTGGTAGAATTTTGATTGATAATAAACCAGTGATGCAGGCAAACTATATTCCAACTGATTTGAGAAATACCAGAGGTGGAAGTGGACGAGAACGTAGAAGTGGTATTGACGCCATCGATGGTGGGGTAATTTTTAATTGGAGAGAAAATAACCCTAAAGCTAAAAAAATATTCATAACAAAAGGACTTCATAAAATTGAAGTAGAGGTAGAAAACGGTATAACAGAAACATTCAAAAAAATAGACAAAAAAGTATTCAGCACAAAAGATTGGTTGTTTAAACCTAAAGTTGTGGAGACCCAAGTTCAAACACCAACGTCAACACCAGTAGGAGATGAGTGGGTTAGAGTTGCTGATGAATACGTAGCACCAGTTAGAGGTCCTGCTGGTAGACTTGGTAGTTCAGGACCAGTTACTGGAGGAACATTCCACCAATATGCCATGGGAACTTGGTTTAGAAATAGAAGAATAAGGGTTGGTGGAGATTGGAATGATACAAATCCAAATACAAAT